AATGGCCATACTTGCTTCAACACCTTGTGTATCCATTCCACTATCAATTAACTCATCAATAAACAATAAATTAATTGGAGTATTAGTTGATTCAAATATATCTCTAAAGGCCCAACTCAACCCAAGTATTAATCTGTTTCTTTCACCTCGACTTAAATTATCAAAATCAAGTTCTCTACCAAGTTCAGTTATTTCAACACTTAGATCTGATTGGAATACAACTTCGTGTGGTAGTCCTAGTTCTTCTAAATATTGATTTAATCTTGCATTCAAATAAGACAAGTTTTGATCAATAATCTTTTTTCTAATAAATGAGTCTTTACTTGTTAATAGTCTATATAAAAACTCTTGGTGTTCTTTTAATTTTGTCAAACTGTTGATCATACCGTAATCAATGTCTTCAATATTTTTAGTTTGTAATGTTTCAATCTGTTCGCTATGCGGATTAGTTTCTTCTTTAGTTTTTTCTAAATCATTTTGCAAGTTACTTAGATTTTGTTTGTGTTGATATGCATCATCAATATTTTGATATTTTGTTTCTGGACACGGTCCTGGATCACCTAGTTGTTGTATGCGATTATTTGTATGTGTAATACTTTCTTGTAATGTTGTTATAGTAGTTGTATGTGTTTGTATTTGTTGCTGTGTATTAGTAATTACTTTTGTATGAGCGGTGTCATCATGTATTTGTTGTTCACACATAGGACACGTTTTGTTTTCTAAAGTTTTTAATTGTTCGTTATATTGATCAACTTGCTTTTGTGTATTTGTTTGTTCTCTTACATCATAATCAAGTTGTTTTTGAAAGCCTTGTACTTCTTGTGTCAGCTCTTTCCAGTCGGCTAATTTTTTATGTTGTTCCAGCTCTTGTTCAATATCAATCTGTGTTAGCTCATCAACTGCATTCTGCAAATTTTTAATATTGTTTTCTTTTGTATCTTGCCATGCTTGACTCTTTATTTTAAACCTTCTAATTGTTTCTTCAATTTTTTCATTTGATGTTTTAACAGCTTCAATACGTAACTCTTCAGCTTTAATATCATTTTTACTGTTTGTTATTTGTTCTTTTAGTCTATCTGCTTTGTTTGATAGCTGTGTAATGCCCAACAGTTCTTCAATTATAGCACGTTGCTCTGTAGGCTTCATTGCTAAAAAAGGCTGGTTATATGTGTTTAATGCAATAATGTTTTTAAACAGAGGCAAGCTCATGCCAAACACTCTGTTAATCTCATCTTGTGTTAAACGGTTTTCACCTTGTGCTTCGTCAGTATCTTTTTCATTTACTTCTAAATTGTCAACTAAGAATTTAAAGTAATTAGGCTTTCTGCCTCTTTCAATTCTGTAACTATGTCCACCAACTTCAAACTCACAACCAACACTCATACCTTTTTGATTAGTTTTATTGATCAAATTATCACGTTTAATATTAGTTACAGCATCGCCAAACAACACAAACGATAACGCATTTATTATAGTAGTTTTACCTGTACCATTTCGCGATCCTTCGCCACCTAGGTCTAAGTTATTACCTAATACCAAAGTAAGTCCAGGTTGATCTAGTTTCACAACCTGAGTTGCGGCTCCCACACTCATAAAATTCTTAATGGTTAGCGTCTTTAATTTTATCATAGTCTGTTGTAGATCTCTATCAATACTGAGTTGTCAAATGTATCTGATTCAATGTTTGTCAACTGATCTAACACAATCTCGTCAACACTTTGAAATTTGATTTCACCTTGAAACTCTATTTCATCTTCCACTTCTTTGTAAGGCAACAAACTAATCTCTCTCAAGCTATACGTATTTTGAAAGTTTTCTTTTATGAAGTTTGCTTCTTCATAAGTGACATCCATATCTATTTTTATACGAACGTGTGTTTCTGGCTCAAGGTAATCTGCTGGAGATTCTAAAAGTTTGCTGAGTGTAATAGTTCTGTATTTTGGTCCATCTGCCCATATCTTGAACTGAGGCTCTTTGTCCCACTCAAGAAACATACAACCTCGATCGTTATCCCATGCGTCAGCATAATTATGGGCAAATGGATTACCAATGTAACTGATGTTACCTTTGGTTTGTCTTTTGTGAAAATGTCCAGTAAACACTTTTTCAATATGACTGAAATGTGTTGCCTGTATTTCACCATGGTCTGGCATTTCTACCATAGCATTCATTTTAAAGTTTGGCAATTCAAAATGACCAAACATATATTTGCATTTAATTTTTTGTATTTTTTTCCATTCATTGCCAATCAACCATGGCACAATAGCAACATCATCTTTTACAAGTATATCGTTAACTACTTCAATATTTGGAATTTCTTCAGCAAACACCACAGATGATATCTCACGTTTATCTCTATAAAACAAATCATGATTACCTGTAATAAAATAGGTTTTTTCAAAAGCATCACTTAACCTTTTCAAGTTTGAGATTGAGTAGTTAAGTGTGCTAATGTTGATTGATGATCTGTGGTGATGCCAGTCGCCTAGGAAAATGCAGGTTTCTGCACCCCATTCTTTAGCTTCTTTAATAAACCATTTAACGAAGTTTTCGCAATCGTTATTGTGTTGTCTAGAATTATTTTTTAATCCAAAGTGAATGTCTGTAAAACAGGCCGCTTTTTTAAACATATTTTTCAATCTCAAACTTATAAGTTGTGTTTAGATTATACTACTTTTTGTTGTAATTGTCAATCGAAGGTCCAAGCTCTGCTTGAGCCTGTTTCATTTGGTCTTCAATTTGTCTTGTGTAAGATGGATTGTATCCTGCTTCTTGTAAAATATCATCTCTAATATTTTGGTGTTTCTTTTCTACATTCAATACTCTGGTAAATGAATTGGTTATGGCGGCAGTGTAATAGGCAAATGGGTTAGCACTTTTGGACTCATCAAATTGTAATCCAATTTGACTTAATTGTAATAGTGCTTGTGATTGCATTTCGTCATTATAAGTGTAACCTCGCCAGTTACCTCTGCTACCATATCTTTGACAAAGTTTCATATACATTAAAGCCAACTTATTTGTTATCTTACCATGTGATAAAGAAAAGTTGCCGTTTTCCATTCCGCCTTGCCAATGTGATTTACCAACTAATTTCCAATTGCCATCATCATCTAAACGATAATGTTTAAAAGGAATGAAGTTCAATTTAACTTTAGTATCAGCAACTGTCTTAGGATTAGTTTTTCTATCTGGGTCATCTGGAACATGATCATATGTATATACTCTAATAACAACATCTTGCTCTTTTACGTGCTGTGTTTTGATCTCTTCAGAACCCAATTTAGCTTTAGTAACACCTAATTCGTCGCATTTAAGAACAGTTAGTCTTGCCGCTCTGGCTCGTCTAGCTTCCATCATTCTGGTTTTGTTCATGTTCTCAATAGTGTCTTTGAGGATTAAATCGTAATGACAGTCCTCAAGAACATCTACATAAGAGCAGAACGAATTCTTGCTTTTGTGTATCTCTTTTAAGATATCTTTATTGTTTAGATAATTAACTCTTTTCATATGTTTGTACTATAAGGTTAAAATCGTCAGAAGTCAACCAATTTCCTCATTTCTTTTATAACTGTATTTAATTAGTTCTATAAATATCTATATGACAGAAGTTAAACATGATTTTAGAGCAAGGCTACAAGCAAAGCCTAATGCTACAGATGAAATTTACGGTAAACGAGGTGAAGAAGGTATTTTAAAACCGATTAGAGATACAAACGGTTTGCTAATGCCATATACACCAAGTATTCAAATAATGCATACGGCTGTTGAATATTCACAGTACAATTTACCTCAAACAAACTTTGATTACTATGCGTTTGCCAGAAGAGCTTCGCCTAGTATGAGTGTTGTAGCACCTTTTTCTGCACAAGATCAAAGTGAAGCAAGATACTTACTAGCAGTTATACATTTTTTAAGAGTAGTATCATTAAGTTATTATGGACGTGAAAACGGACCTAAGAGAGGTATTGCTCCACCAACATTATTGTTTAGTGCGTATGGATCTTATATGTTTGAAAGAGTTCCGGTGCTGTTACGAAGTGTTAGTTTTGGTTTAGATGCTGATGTAGATTATGTAGCCTGTGCAACAGGTAAACCTGCTGATGTATCAAACTTACCTCCAAGTGAAAGAGATAAAAGATCACAAGGACAACAAACATTATCATACGGTCAGTTAGAACAACTAACATCACAAAGTTATGTTCCAGCACAGATGGCAATCATGATGGAATTAGTTTATGCACCAGTACCAAGTCAAATTAGAGATAAATTTGATTTGAATAAATTTAGATCAGGAAAACATCTATTAGATGGTAATAAAGATGGATCAGGAGGATTTATTTAATGTCGTCAAGCTCACCTTATTTTAAAACTAAAATTATTGATGATTACAGAGATATTTTACAAATGCCATCAATGCCAATGGATGACAATGATGAATACTACACAATTGAATCAAAATTTGATCGAAGACCAGATCTGTTAGCATACAGCTTGTATGGTAACACAAGGCTATGGTGGGTTTTTGCAAGAAGAAACATGAATGATATAAAAGACCCAATTAAAGATTTTCGTGCAGGAGTTACAATTAGAATTCCTAGTGCTGATGCTTTATCAACTATAAATGCTTAATAAAGAAGTTAAACATGGCGTACGCAAATACAAATAAAGGTTTTTGGAACTGGTTCAAAGATGGAGATAATCCTAATCCTAACGTGTTGCACGATTACGAAAATGTAACCTATGATATTACGTTAGCAATGACCACAACCAATGTTATAAAAAATTGGTTATCTCTGGAACAAAGTACAGAAAAACTTACAGCTAATATTAACGACTTAAACAATAAAAGTGTTTTTACTGATGACATGATTATATTGGCACAAACAGCAGGAACAATTGCACAGATAACAAGATTAGATATGGAAGCCTATGCTTCACCAAATAATGTTTCTAGTTTGACATTTTCAACTAAAATGAGAATGTCTATAACACAGGCATTAGGAAGTAATCTTATACAAAACATTTACAAATCAGCATCAATATTAAACATTGACAATCATTATTCACATCCATATCTTTTACAAGTTTATTTAAAAGGTAGAGCCAAAGATGGTTCTGCACCTGTGCAAGAAATACCAGGAACTAAAAGAGTTTATGCAATTCATATTAATAAAATGACATACAGAGTAGATCAAGGTTCAACAGTTTATGATGTTGAAGCAATACGATCAAGTGATACTGCTAAAGCAGATGATCATAATCTAATTCAAGACCTTTCTATTAGTGAACAGATTAATTCATTTGATGAATTTTTACAAGCATTTAAGAAAAAAGTAAATGAGCAAGAGGCTCATCACCTAGGTCAAACTAAATTAATCTTAGATCAATACGACTTTAAAGTTAGAGGACCATGGAAAGGTGGCGACAGCGAAGAAACAGATGATATAAAGGCACAGGCATTTTTATCAAGTGCAATACAAGATGACATCAATGCAATGAATTTGCAAAACCAAGGCACAGATGAAGGTGCAGTCAAAATTGAAATTGAAAAGAATACTAGTATACGTGAAGTACTTGAAACATTTTGTGCAAGAAATGTATATGCACAACATCAAATAAGAGGTGCAATTAAAAGTATTACTGACAGTTTTTCATCTGACAAATGGGATGATATTAAACTAACAAAAATGTTGCCTATGATAACCTGTCATCATGAAATAATAAAATATGATCCATTAAGAAATGATTATGCAAGAAAATTTATATGGACAATATCTTTACAAGATATGGTTACTATTAATGCCGCTGTTAGAGATGAAGTAGAACCAAACCAAGAATATTCTAAAAAACGTACTGAGTACATGATGCAAAGCAAAACTATTGTAAAACGATATGACTATTATAATACTGGAATGAATATTGACGTAACAAACTTTGATATAAACTTTAACTTTCAGTATGTATTTGGTTTAGATACTGTTGTAGGATTGTATAACAGATATGGTTCTGCATTGAACTCATCTATACAACAAGATGCTGACAACATTGATAATAACAAAGCCATAAAGGCACAAAATGCCGCTAACTTGGCTCATGCTTCTGGAGGCAATGCAGGCAGTAGCAATTACGACACACTAATACTTAGATATGATACTCTTAAAAAAGTAAGACAATCTTATATGGATTTAGGCGTAGAGCCTGATGCAAACTCATTAGAGACATATAATACGTTAGCAGAACAATTTAACAAAGATGCACAAAAATATGATCGTACTATTTCACCAGGAAGCCCAGCCAAAGGCACATTGGGAGAACTAACAGCTATAGACAGTAACGACATTAACTTTGAAAAAGAAAGTTCAGTAGCAGGTTTTGGTAAAAACAATCGTTTTAATAGCAATGAAAGATCTGAAATTTTATTAGCAGAAAAAATAAGTGATAAACGTTATGAAGACGGTGTTAAAGAATTTGGTACAAAGTTTCCAACACAATTTTATGAAAGATATATTCAGCCAGGCAACGAAGGAATGTTTGAAGTTGGTGCAGGAAGTGAATTCAACACAGTAATTACAAATGCCAAAACAGGTAGTAATGAAATGATACGTGCAGAACTAGATATCATCGGGGATCCATATTGGTTAGACAAACCAGAATTCTCAGCTGATTTTTCTTCAACAGATGCCGTTAATTTCAAAAGAGAGAATGTTGTATTTTTTACAAGCAGATATCCATCTGAGAATCTTAAAGATGCCGCGGCAGGATCAGAAGTACAATCTTCTACACAAAAATTAAAAATGAACACAGATCAATTTTTGACTGCTATGTATAGAGTAGTTAGAGTTGATAATACATTTGACAATGGACAATTTATGACAAAACTATCAATGGTAAGAGATAGTGTCACTGACCTAGGATTAGTATTACAAGATCCATATGAAAGTTACGATAAAAAAGAAGATGCAAATATGTTTGTTGAGGGCTCTACGTCATCATTTAAGAAAAAAGTTGATGGAATAGATACTAATGTAGATAGTATGGAAGTATTACCAGTACCAAAAATCACAGTTGAATTATTGTCTGATACAGGTAGTAATTCAGATATTGCAAAGAAAATAGGTTTAAATGAAAAAGATTCAAACTATGATGTAACCAATGCACTTGGAGATAAAAACGTTTTCAACCCTACTAACTATGAAAAATATGGTGATCCATTAGGCAATGGTAAAATTATTTCTCCTGTAGGTAAAGTAGAATCACTAGTAAAAGATCCTAACAGTTGGCAAATAAAAGAAAAGAAAAATAAAATAGTAAAAGAAATGAAAGAAAAACTATCATTACCATATGAAGATGGAGGAGATTACTAATGCAAAAAGGTGAAAGCTCGAATAGAGCGTTTAACAATCAACACCAAACCAAAGCAACTGGTCTTAATAGCATACAAATTGCTGAAGTAATGGATGCCACAGATGCGGCCAGAATGGGTCGTTTAAAAGTTTTTTTATACGGAAGTCAAGCAGACAAAACTGATTCAAGCAAATGGAAAACTGTTTTATGGAGTTCTCCTTTTGCAGGTAGTACTTCAAAAGGTTCTTTAATCAAAGGTGAAGCAGATAGAGAAAATACTTACGAATCAACACAACGAAGTTATGGTATGTGGATGACACCACCAGATGTTGGTAATATTGTTGTAGTTGCTTTTGTAAACGGTCATCAAAACAACGGTGTTTGTTTAGGTTGTTTATTTCAACCAGGAATGAATCACATGATACCAGGAATAGCCAAAGGTGCAACATTTGGTGCAGATGCTCCTGTAGTTCCTGTTGCTGAACATAACAGAGTTAGTCAAGAAGTAAGCGATGGTCTAAATATTTTTAAAACAGAAATTGGTAAACCAGTTGATGGTGTAAGAAGAGCCAAACATGAACCATTATATAAAAGTATCACAACACAAGGTTTAGAAAATGACAACATAAGAGGATTGTCTGACAGTACAGCTAGAAGAGAATCTCCTTCAAAAGTTTTTGGTATTTTAACACCAGGTGGTCATTCGTTTGTAATGGACGATGCTAGTCAGCAACATATTAGATTAAGAACAGTTGGTGGTTCACAGATACTGTTAGATGACACTAACAATACAATATACGTTGTGAACAGCAAAGGTACAGGTTGGGTAGAAATATCTGACTCAGGCAAAATTGAAATGTGGGGAGCTGATTCAATTTCAGTTAGATCAGAAAAAGATATAAACTTTAGAGCTGACAGAGATATGAATATTGAAGCAGGTAGAAATATTAATATTAAAGCTCATCATACTCAACACAAACAAAACAATGTATTAACACAACCTAAATCAACAACCGACCTAGGTGATGTTTATGGACAAGTGCATATACAATCAGCAGGAGATCTTAACTTACAAGCTGGCTCAAAAAACACACATAATTTAAGTATGAGTACTACAGGATCAACTAAAATCTTTAGTGATCAAAGTCATTTCTTAACAGCTTTAAACGGTTCGTCAAATATTAGTGCTAACACAGGACACTTTGAAACAGCAAAAGTAATACACATGAATGGACCAGCGGCAGGTACTGCCTCTGCAGTCAGTGGTATATCTTTACAAGTTGATGCTAATGGTAATTTATTGTACACTAACATTTTAGAAACTAGAAGTAGTTCAGCATTGAACTCACCTAGGATTACAGAAACAGCTAGAGGTTCAATTGCAAGTAGGTTCCCAACTAGAGAACCATATCCAGATCACGAAAGTAAAAATTTAGCAAATCAGTCATAAAAAAAGGCGCCATAAAGACGCCTTAATTTAAACTTTAGATTTTTATTATTCTGCGGCTGGAGTTTCACCACCAGATATCATTGGCACGTCTCCGCCAACCATAATCCAAGCGGCAACTAAAACAACTGCGATACCAATCCATGTCCATTTATTTTTGAAAAAACTCATATCTTTTCTCCTTTTGTGTGAAAGGCCGCCGAAGCGACCTTTTCTGAGGTCTTTATTTAGATTTGTATATGTGATACAATACCCAAACTGCAACTAACCCAACTAAACCTTGAGCTGAGAAACCTGCGATGATTGATTGTACATTTCCGATTACTGAAATGTTAGGCCAGAACGGAATGCCCTGCCCTGCAAATAGCACTTCTAGAACTATACCTAGTGCTATT